AGCTACGGTGAAGTCCTTGAAGGACTGCTCCGAAATCATTAATACATTTGCGCTCATCGGCTTGTTTTTTCTACTACTACATTACGTTTCCACTCGTGTCGGCAATACGGGGTTCTTACCTTTGTATTTGGGTTAGTGTACCACCCACCGCAAAGCTGAAAAACAGAGTAGCCTAATTGGTTAGAAATATTTTGAATTTCTTCACGATTAAAAAGCATTTTACCATTGAATAGTTTTTCGCACAAAGGCCGAGATTTAGAGCCTGGAAGTAGTGCAGGTATACCCGCTCTTTCTTCATAGCTGTATAGCACCTTAAAAGAAGTCACAGGGGTAAGCCTCTTGATCGCTGCCTGTCCTGTGCTAGTTATCTTGCGAGTAACGAGACCCGTTTGGCTGATCTTTTCCGTGATCACGTTATCGTCAATCAAAGTATTAATCCGCTCAATGACTGAACTTTCTTCTATGCCTACTGCCTTTGCGATCTGTGGGATAGTTGCGTTAATATCCTTTTGAATTTCGCCTACGATCTTTCTTTGAATCTCATTTAGTTGGTACTCTGCAAATAGTTCTTGTTTTGTAAATTCGTCACCACTTGAAAAGGTCATCTTTGAAGTTTCAATAATTTTAAAACCTTCTTTTGATACTCCTTTGCCCTCAAATAGGCTGAGTATTTCATCGTCCTTTTGGTTATGGCTGCACGATAGGTGCAAGGTTTCTACAGTAGTAGATGCGGGTGCTTCACCTATGTTTTCAGGTGTTACAATTTCAGCCCGTATAGGCAATCCAATCAAGCCTCTAAGTTCATTGATGTCCATGCTCTCGACTACCTTGGTAGCAATCAAAGGGGATAGACTGTTCAAAGAGTTAATGATGTCCTGCGCTCCTTGAGTTTCTTTCTTTTCGATAGGTGCAAGCCCTAGCTTTTCTCGGATCTCGTCCTGAGTCATGTTAGCCGATATGATCGCTTCGCTAAATTCAAAAGAGATAGGCTCTGTAGGTTTTAATTCAAGGTCAGCTATTATGTCATTGAACTTAAATAGGTAATTAACCGTCTCTTCGATCGCTCTTTGCTTTGCATTTACATAAGTGTTTTGGAATAGCTGATAGGCTTCTCGCATCTCGCTTCTGCCTCCTAGCTGCCCTTCGGTTTTAATACCAAAAAGCATTGGGCTAGTAATCTTGTGACCGCTAAAAATTTCCGTTTGTACCGTCAAGTTCAAAAGGTCAAAGTGCTTGTCAAGTTCCGTTCCGCTTAGGTCAATTATAGAAGGCTCGTTTTCCTTACTATCGTTAAACGCTAGCATGAATTTACCTGCGTTTTTAGATCCGCTGAATTTGTTCTGGAATTGACGCTCGATTCTATCCTCTTCCTCTTGGCTTACCTTACCCCCATTCAAGTTAATCAACTTGCTAGAGAACATACCGTTGTTTATAGTGTTCAAATGGTATTCACCTATGCTGATATCTAGTTCAATATAGCTGATAGCACCACGGTAGTCAGGCAAAGAGTAGGTATTCACCCCTGCACGGTATTCTTTAAAGTATAAAATCTGCGATCCTGTAGGATTGTTGGGATCAAATGCCGGGTAGGTCTCGTAATCAGGTCGAGGGTTTACGTTATCGTTCTTCAGCCAATTGTCAGAGACATAAAACTCGCTATTTTCGGAGTTCGTTCTTACCTTGTAATAGTCAACATGATAGAGTTCTGCGATCTCGCCTGTGGCCTTCGTCCATATCACCTGTAGATAGTACCCCCCAAAGATAGTTAAGTCCGTCACGAGCTTATTAGTGACCTCATTTAGGCTTTCTTCTTTGGTGTTAACCTTGTCAATCATGCCGTAGGCTTTTGCCTTCTGCATTTCATCTTCAGATTTTACACCCCACCCATTGCCACAAATGTAGTCTACCTTACCCGTCACGATTGCATTATGCTTTGCGCTGTTATTGTAGATCCTTAGCAAGTAGTTTGGGTAGTCATTTCTTTCCCCATAAAAAATGTAATCTTTCCCCTTTACTTCCTTGTAAATAGGCAAAGGCACATCGTCAAATTTTAGAAACTTTATCATGTGGTTGTGTATGTTTTGTAGTTACCGTTGTAACCGTTGTATCTTACCACCCCTGCGGTTGATAGGTTAACTGCCGTCAATTCCATTTTGCCTGTTGCGATTACTGTACTACCGCTTCCTGATTGGGTTACGTTGTATCTCCAAAAGCCTACAGTACCTGTGGTGAAAGATGCCTCGGTGATGGCAAATTTTGAATAGCGTTCTTTGAATGGGCTAGTATCTGTTAGGGTCAAGGTCACTTGCTCCTTTGTTACCTCATGCTCAAATAAAAAGATATAGCTATTGCTGCTCGTAAGTCTCTTATCAAATAAGGGGATATAGATCACACTATTTGCACCCTTCGTAATTATCACCATAAACATAAATACAAAAAGACCCACCCATGTACACAAAAAAAACACCCCCTAAAAGGAGGTGCTTGTTCACATAAACATCAAACCAAAAATTAAGTGATTGGAATAACTGCTGTAACCTTTTGGCAAAGTTCTTTTTCATTGCCTGTGAAAGTCAAAGTGTATCCGCTTCTATCACCGAAGGCAGTACCTGTAGCACTTCCCCCACCTGTCAAGTCAAGGCCGTTAGTAATTCCTAAGAACCAGTTATCGCCTTGCTGATCCGTTACAATTACAGCCAATCTATTTTTAGCAAGTAGCACAATTTCATTTCTTGTGTTAGTTTGCAATTTGTTAAGGACAATCTCTAAAGTCTGAGCATAGAATACAGTCCCGTTTTGAACGTTTGTGTTCACTGCCTCAGCAAAGTTTGAAGATTCCTTAACCAAATCGTACTTGTAAAAAACCTTAGTAGCATCCATAGTTAAAACTGTAACTACTCCCGCAGCAACAGTTACCGTAGCAAGATCTTCATAAGGTGCGAAGTATACGTTTTTTATACCTCCAAGTGAGTCCTTACAATCTAGGGTGTACCCCTGTGTTAAAGCGCATGGCATATCTTATCGAATTTAGAATTGTGAAGGGGTAAGGATTATGACCCTACCCCAATTTTATTTAGGCTGCTGCCAACTTCCAGTACACTACTTCGTCAGGGAAGGCAACTTGTACACCCATTTTGAATTCTACTACGAATCTCATCTCGTCTGCCTCCTTGGCATAAAACAATTCGAAGCGATCCTGCTCGTTTAGCAAGTCAGTACCTAGATAGATATTTGCCATAGAAAGTGCAAAAAGGTTATCAGTAGCATTAAGACCATTTACACCAATCAATTTGATGTTTGTTCCCGGTACTACTAGTTCCATATTTGCTGCATCTACAGGGTAGTGAAACAAATTAGCATCTCTCAAAGCAAGTACATACTCACGGAAAGTATCATTACCGCAGAAGATCACTACATCTGACTTGTCCAAAAGGGCAGCAGGAATAGCCGCAAAAACTTCATCTACAGCTTGCTCTACATTTGATTTAGTCAAAGTAGTCAAGTTGGAAGTGTTTCCTTTAATTGGATCACCTGCACCACCAAATCCAAGAGAATCGATAATTTTACCAATTCCATTAAATTTATTAAGCTGACCATCTCCCGAAGCAGTGTCACCTCTCCAAATTGCAGTTTCTACAGCAGCACCAATACGCTCTACTTTTTGTGCAGAATATTCTGCTGCGTAGGCCATGTAGTCATAGCTAGAACCTTCACGCAAAGCCTTTTGAGTGTACTTAGCTTCGAAAGTTTTAGGGCAGATAGATTCTTGAATTTTGATCTTGCCTACAGTCAAAGTTCTTTGAGTGATAGTAGTAGTTCCTGAGGAGTTAAATCCGCAAGTACCACCGGTCTGGAATACCGCATCGGTAGCCATAATGTTGATAGTCTCTGCTGATTTGATACCCACCTGTACGTTACCGAATTGCTCGATTAGTCTAGCGGATTTTGCCGAGAAGATAGCAGCAGAAGTTAGCTGCAATTCGTTCTCCTTTACATAGTTAGTTAATGCTGATAGGTCTAAGGCCATTTTGTTTATTTTTTAAGTGTTGAAAATGCTTTTTGAAGGTTGTTAAAACGATCGTTACTTTCTTTTTTTAATTGCTTTGCAAATTGGTTGGGGGCTGTGATAGCTTTATCACTTGGTTCTTTTGCCAAAGACTCAAGGATTACTGCGGACATTTTTACCGCCTCCTTCACATCTTCTGCTTTTTCTTCCATCGCCTTTACCTTTGCGCTTAGTTCTTCTACCTTTTTCTCAAGGTATCCCATAGCCTCTTCAAATTTGGCCATAGCCTCATCCTTCTTAGGCTCTTCCGCTGGTACTTCCGCTGCTTCGATTTCGATTTCTACCTTTGGCTCACCGCTTTTAACCTCAGCTATTTTACCTGCTTCAGTTACGATTACGATTTCACCGCTTTCAAGTTGATGTTCTCCAACAGGTGCAGGGATCTGTACCCCATCTTCACCGATTACGAAAATATCACCTGCCTCAAGATCGTAGGCAACCATAGTGCCATCTACTAGCTTACCTTCAACCAATGCGAAGGCTGCTTTCTTTTCTGCTTCTGTGAAAAGCAAGTTTTTAATTTGCACAAGTGCTTCTTTTGCGTTCATAATTGTAAATATTTAGTTAGTTAATTTTGTTCAACTTGACTCAAAATTTTAAAAATTTGTGACATGATTTGCTCTTCTTTTTGCACGATCATTCCTGCCTTTTCGTAACGGAATAAACCCTCAACGCTAAAGCCTTTGAAAGTCCCGGCTTTTACTTCAGCCCAGAGTTTGTCATTTTCTACCTTGAAGGAGCCGAACCAAGAACCACTTGGTATATCTTCAAATCCATTTGGAGGCATAATGCCTTTATCCCAATCAATAATGTAGGATTCAAACATATATACTCCTTCTGCCTTCTTGCCGTGTTCAATGTTTACCTTTGCCTGATAGCCTTTTTTAAAGAATCGCTGTACTATCTTCATGATCTGCTCCGAGGTAAACATCACATAGTATTCCCCATCTTCATCCCTTCTGTAGATCGGTAGATCCGCAATCATCAAAGGGCCGGATATTATTCGCTGATCTTCATCCTGAACTGCAAAGGATAGGTGCGCACTAAATTCTTCTTGATTCATTTTAGCTTCTGCCCATCTAAGCATTGGCTCACCACCCCAGAGAAG